AAAGGTAGATGATGCGGCAACGCAGGAAGAGGCGAAACGGAAAGTCTACGAGTTAAACGGATGGAATTACAAACCTAAAAATAACACGGGAAAATGAGTAAAGTAAAACAGTACATTGAACAAGCCACAAACGAGCGCATCCGCTCGCGTGGCTTAATCCGAAAAGTTGCTATCGAAGCAGCTCGGATACAGAGAGACGAAACAAGGCGGCAAGCGGATTCAGTGTTTAACAAAAAATATGACGGGAGGTTAAGCGATGGGAAACTATTATGATGAGAATGGCGTGTATCATGTGATACCAAAGGATGAACCTTTAGAAACAGGACGTTATGCCTGGAAAGGTTCATCTACCAAAGAAGGAAATAACCGCAAAGCTATCGCTAAGCGTAGAAAGAAGAATAAAAACAAGAAAACTCACAGAAGGAGGAAATAACTATGGGATTTACAACAGCAGCATTTATACGCAAAAACACACCGGAACTTCGGAATAAGTTGGAGGAGTTGGGATATTATTTGCATCCTGAATGTATAGACGATGATAGAGGGAATTATCTATTTGTAAATAGAGAATATTACTTAAACAGGCCTTTAGGTTATTTGGAAGAGTTTTCTCGTTCTATTGATTGCGGAACCAACGAGGATCTTTTTCTTGCTTTAGCTGCATTGAGGGATGATACAGACAACAACCAGTTATTTATCAACGGAAAAGGCGATTGGGGCGTGTGTCGTGATAATACAAAACATGGTGGATTATTGAGTATAGATTTTTACGGAATGCCTAACGACCTAAATATGGATAATTACCACAAGGCTACCGTAGAAGAGCTAATCGAACACTTTAGAAGAAAGGAGGAATAATATGGAACAGACAGCAGAAGAAGCAGCAAAAGAATATGCAAATGAAAATTGCTGGATTCCAGAAGAGCTACATGATTCAGAGATTCCTGATTATATGGAACATTTTGCCAAGTACTTTGTCGCTGGTTCAGAGTGGCAAGCAAAGCAAGCAATTGAGATTCTATCTTCCGTCTTGGATAATTGGGTACATGGCGGTGATGCAGATTGTATCATTGCCGAATTTGAAGAGGAATTAATGAAAAAATAATAACGATATGGCACAGTTAACAACACAAGTTGCAACAAGCATAGAGCAGTCGCAACAATTAATAGAGTTAGGTGTAAAACCTGAAACAGCAGATTTGGTATATCGCAGTACAAAATCAAAAACAGATTCATTGGAATGGGAACTACAATTGTGTCCGCCATCACTGGAAGATACAGATAACGATGACATCCCAGCATGGAGCTTGGCTCGGTTACTTGAATTGCTTCCTTATGAGATTCCTTACGACAAACCAAATGTTCTTTACCATCCAGAACTGATTAAGTATAAGGATGGATATAACTTCTCCGTATGTAGATATACCGTAGATTGTTTTTCCGGTACCCCGATCGAGAATAGCCCTTTTGACAGTTGCGTGTCTATGATTAAGTGGCTTATTGCAAAAGGGTATTTTAGCAAAGAATATTTATGTAATATAAAACAAGAATGAAGAAGACAGTCAAGATTTCAACTCTGAAAGAAGGTGATACTTTCATCCATAAGGGTGTGTTGTATGAAGTATGGCAGAAAAACACTTGGAATACTCGTTGTAGATATTTGAATGACAAATACCGTTATGGCGATTGGCGGGAGTATCTTTACTGTGACTTTAGTAATCATACAAAAGTGGAAATATGAAAAGAATGATATCTGTTCTGATTGGCAACAGTTATCTCATTATGAGATAGCGAAGAAAGTATTGGAAGAACTTAAAACAGAGAAATAAAATGAACCGAGAAGAATACAGGCAACTATGTAAGCATTACAGCCCATACAGCGGTCAATGCTATAAGAAGTCAATTATTACGGGAGTTGCCAACAATGTGCATATAAATATGTCATGTGACGGTAAATGCGCCCGTATGAGTAATTATGATAAGAAAAATACAGTAGTAATATATGGAAACCGTAGAACTAATAATTAAAATAGCATTATTCATCCTCAATGTTTCAACTGTTGCTTTCATTGTAATCATGATAAGCAAATGGCACAAGCGCATGGAGGACAAGCTGAATGAGATTAAAGAATACACACGTAGGGTATCTGACCGTAACGATGTGGTTTTACTCAATCAGCTTCAATGGTTAAAATGTAAGTTGATTGAAGAAGAACGTTATGAGGAAGCTGACAAAATCAACAAGTGTATTGAAGAAGAATTTAAACGAATAAATAAATATGAACAACATTAATCTGAACGCCCTCCGTGACAGGGCATATAAAACCGCTTGCGAGCATGGATTTCATAATACAGAACTGAGCAATGAACACCTTCTTTGCCTTGTTATATCTGAACTGATGGAAGCTGTAGAAGCGGACAGAAAGGGAAAACAGCCCAATGTAATGCAATTCGATAGGGGTATCTCATATCCTATGAACGATTTTAAGAAGGTGTATGATTACTGTATTAAAGGCACTGTAGCCGAAGAACTTTCCGATACCGTTATCCGTTTGCTTGACTTGGCAGGGCTTCGCAACCTCAATCTTAATAGGTTTGCACTTGTAAATGTAGTGTCTAAAAAGAAAACATTTACTGAAAATATCTATGCCATCGTAAAAGATATAATGAATTATAAATATTCATTGGAAGAGCAGGTTAACTATGCGATTACACAGGTGTTTGTCTTGGCGGATATGCTTGGTATAGATTTGCTATGGCATATTGAGCAAAAGATGAAGTATAACGAGTTACGTCCAATGATGCATGGGAAGAAGTATTAACCCTCAAAGAAACTAACAACTACTATGAAAGAAATAAAATCTAAAATGCTCGCAGAGTTTAGAGATTGGTTCTGTGAGGGGTATTGTCAGTTCTATAACATGGAAGGTTATTGTTCATGCTGTCCTGTTAAGGATGAAAGATACTGGTTAGAGGGAGCGAAAAAAACAAAAGGTGAAAACAAGCAGCGAAATCCGATTAGATTCTGCGATGAGTGCAAATATTTTATCCCTGACAAATCGAATATTAATGATGAGTCTGTTTTTTTAAATGAAGATCGGTATAAACCTCCATACAGTGAACTTTGCGCTTTAAGACATGAGCTTAGATTTAAAGTACCCATCGGTTATAATTGGGAAAATGGAGGATTTTATCGTAAAGGATGTGAAGATTTCACTATTTGAAATTCAGAAATAAGCAGTTTCTTCGATTATTTTTACTCGTTAAACCTTGTTTAACTCACTGTTAATCAGTTGTTTATGTTTGCATATATCACTATAAATCAGTATCTTAGCTATATAAAAGAAAAGCAAAGTAATAACAATTAAAAGATATACGACTATGGCAACAAAAATGAATGATAAGGTAAAAGGTAGTTTGATAGCTCAAATTATGAGTGAAATGAAATCAGCAGCTATATTGCAAAACAAACCTTTTGATGAAGGTGTTTTCTTCGACCTCATATTTATGAGCGATAAAGAGTTACTGAAAGTTTCAAAACTTTGCGGTATTAAGTAATATAACATTAACCAGCAGGGTGAAAGCCCTGCGCAATATAGAAGATTATGAACGCGAAAGAAATACAAGCTGTTTTATGTCAAAGAGTGAATGGTATCTACATGAAGCTAACAGGGGACTACAATAAAGATGATCACTATTTTGATAGTTGCTCTTTTTATCCTGCTGGCACATTGGTAAATAGACAAGGTCAAAAAATAATGGTAGATAGGTACGTTATAAGAGGTAGAAACAATGACTTCGTTAGAGCGTTCGATCACAATCCTACCGACCGAGAGATAAACAATGCTTTAGTATCTAGGTTTGGTCTCAATTCAAGTTTTTTAATGTAATTAATCCGGTGGCCTTCGGGCTACCGCAATACACACGATTATGACAACATCAGTAATTAAACAAAGAACAATAGAAAAGTTCATCATGTCAGAGTTTGTACAAGGTAACTTAAATACAAAAGAGCAAGTAAGCTGTATGCTTCTTCTTATTCAGAAGAAACTGAATATGTCAGTAGAAGAAGCTAGCAAGTTTTTAAGAAACTCAATAAGTCTTACTGCCTAAATATACGTGACCATGACAAAGCAAGAACTTGAAAACAATATGACTAAGGTAGTAGGTGTACCGGTTGAAATAACGATCAGAGACAAAAAGTCTTTTACCTTCTCTTTTGAGGGTGAAAATGAGGTAGCAGCGCAGAAGATTCAAAAGTATTTTGCTCCTGTAACTTTAGAATATGATTACGATGAAGAGTGTGATTTGACTTGTTTATATATGAACCTTTAATAACACGATTATGAAGATAACAGAATTGAAAAATAACGAATGTTTCATCAAAAAAGAATGTATATCCAACCTGTATACGCTATGTACAAAAGGTTGTTCATATTCGTTCAATACGCTTCACGAAGCGAAAGAAGAGGCAGAGAAGTACGGTTTAAATATATTAGAAATAACAGAATGAAAGCAGATTTAGTTTTAATCATCAGCCCCGAAGCCCCATTGATGAAGCAACTGGGCAGAGTATTGGGTAAGTTATGTTCTATGTACGACTTTACCACAATTGACAAGAACGAAAAGTATATCACGATACGGCATTATGAAACTGGGCTTGTAGTGGCTTATACGAGTGAAGAAAGATTGAATGTGAAATTTTAAATATAGATTGGCTATGAAAGTATATATTGCAAGAGATAAAGATGGCAGATTATTCAAATATCCATATTGGGACGGTATGCTGGCAACGAGTAAACCGCACAAGCACTACCATTCTGTGCCCTTTGATGGTAATCATTATGTGACAGGCAGCGACTATCAGCCAAAGAAAGGTAAAGAAATAGATAGTAGCTTATACCCCGAAGTAACGTATGATAATTCACCTGTATTAATAGATGAAGTATGAATAAGAGAGAAGCAAAGATATTGGCGTTAGAAATGTTTGCTGAAAGCGTAAGCATGATGCTTGAGCAACATAAAGTTCTTGATGCCATTCGTACAACAAAGGATTTTGATTTGGTAAATGAGGTATTCTATGAGTTCTCTGCAAAATTTCAAATGAGAGCAGGTAAGTTGAAGTCTAACAAGAAAAATAAATGACTTATGGCAAAAGTATTGAAACAAGGTGAAATATACAAATACCCAAGAGGTACAAATGTGAGAATCAAAGATAGTGTTCAATGCCACAAAATGTACCATGAGGGTGGCAAACTCATCTTTCAAAATCGGGATGAAGTTGAAGATGGCGAATATCGTGTGGGCATTGAGGTTGAAGACGGTGTATGCTTTGACTTTCATCCAGATATGTACGAACTTGTAAAATAAATGATTATGAGCGAAGAGAGAAAATTAACCTTTGGCAAGTACAAAGGGCAAGACATAAAGTATATCATACTTACCCACATAGGCTATATTATGTGGTGCTTTGAAAACCTCGGTTGGTTTAAACTAACCGATGAAGAACAAGCCTTGTATGATGCTATTGCAATAATGATTAAAAGGGATAATCTTGAAATGACTTTCCCTACCGAAACAATGTATAAGCACGTGAAAGACCGTGAAGCCCTTGGAAATTTGAGAACGCCATTTATTTGTAATGGTGATTTTACTTCGGTACGTGAAAGAGATATTGATAATCCAATCGTTAAATCTGTAATGAAATATAGTGCAGTGGCTACTTCAACACTTAGTGATTTGCATTGTTTAAACCATTCGATGAACAAAGAAATAGAACGTGTCCGGCTCAATGGTGAGAGTGACTATGACATATTCGGTGGCTGGGGTAGTATGAATGATTATAAAGATTAAATATTAGCTTATGAACTCAATAAACGACGAAAGAGGTTGCAGCGTATGCCAACCCGGTAAAGAGAACTATTGTACCTACAACACCAAGTTGAAGGGTAAGAGAGTGAGAATGTACCAGTACGACTACCGTACTGAAAGTGGTGAACTCTTTGCTTGTTGTGCGCCTACCTTAGAGGCGTGTAGAGAGAAAAGGGATAAGTGGTTAAACTCTAAAAATAAATAAGTATGTTGACAATAGAAATTCCTGAATCAAACAGAAGAAAGTCAGAAGAAGATTTACTTGCATCTTTCATCCTCTCGGAAATTAAAGAGAAAGGCGAATGTGTTTACTTTCATTATGGTGTAGGTTGGGGGAATAACTGGCCGCATAGCTTGGCAAAAAACACTGGTAGCGATGCAAAGGATAGACACGTGATATCTGAACTGGCTCACGACAATGTCATAAGAGCATTTATAGAAAAAGGTTATTCTGTTGAGTATAGAAGCGAAATAGCCGCCGGAAGATATATGATTATTAGGGGATAGTCGCAATGGAAACGAAAACAAATAAAGCCACTTCTTTACTCCGAGCCGGAAATCTAAAAGAAGCGTTATCCATCTTCCGCACCTTTCGCATCGGATTCACTAAAGAAGAACGCAGGACATTACAGATTGCCAGCGAAAGTCTTACAGGTAACGCTTCATTCTACCAGCAGCTTGGTATTGACACGAATAAAGAAATAGAGAAAAGTAAGTCCATCCTCGCTTCAAAGTATCTGTAAATCAAATAGTTAAACATAGTTTATATGCTGAATATTTTAGGCATAATATATTGATATTCAATATATTATAAGTATCTTTACATATACAAAGATAACATATTAAATCAAAGAGCAATGAAAGCTATCACGAAGGAAGAAACATTAAATAATCGGTTTTGTAAGTTTGATAAACGAACTAATCAAATAATAGTGACTAAACCTACAAGAGAACAAGCATTAAGAATGAGGACGCGTACACTTTGCCTCTACATTGCTTCATCTGGTTTAAAATTTAGAAATGTTGAAAAATCGACAGAGAATGCAAATAGCTGGTTAAGCAAACCTAATGCAAAGAAGGAAATTATAGGGTTATTCTTTTGATAATAAAAGAGCAATGGATAAGATAAGACAAATGACATCAGAATTGAATCAGATATTACACTCTAATATCTATCAGTTCGAGATTGATACCGAAGATTTCGTATTCGGTTTCAAGAAAACCATAAGAAAGCGTACTAAAGATTTGGCAAAGGCTTTGAAGCTGGAGCAAAAGCTAACAAAGGATTGTGGGCGTTTCTTGTCTGATTCGGTTAGGATAGTATCTGTAAGGATGTATAAAAATGGAGATTTGAGAAAAGAACTTCATGCAGAAGGAATAACAACAACGTATAACGGATAAATCAATGTAACAATGGAAACGAAAGCAAAATCAGTACTGAAAGGATTAGTAAAAGCAGGAATGGCAAAAGGTGGTGTTCACAAAGGAGCAGCCTTTACTAAGATGCAGTTACATAGCATTGAGGATGGAGTACTAAAGTTACAGAAAGAATACTTCCAATCATTTACTCCGATAACGTTTGTGGAACCGTCAGTGGTACTAATTACGGCAGAGAAAGAAAGAATGTACCTTTATGAGATTTGAAACATAATAAACTATTGAGCAATGAACACGTATTACAAGTTTGCGCCAAACGTATTTTTGGCAAAGTGCGATGAAAAGCACGAAAAAGGTGAAACAATAGATGTTACCACCAAGTACGGTAAAGAGAATGAAAGTATCGTCTTTAATCTTGTATTTGAACGTGATGGATTTTTCTACTACTCAATCGTTAGAGCTGACGGCTTTAATGTTCAAGAATGGGCTAAGCAAAGAGCGGAACGCAGGCATGAATGGGCGTCATCGGCAATACAAAAAAGTAATGAGTATTTTCAGAAATCAAATAAACATCGCGATTTCCTTTCTTTGTGTGAGCCTATCAAAGTTGGACACCACAGCGAACGAGGACATCGCAAGATGATAGATGATGCTTGGAATAACATTGGGAAAAGCGTTGAGTTTAGTGACAAAGCTGCCGAACATGAAAGAGTAGCCAAGTATTGGGAAAAACGTGCTGAAACGATCAATCTTTCTATGCCTGAAAGTATCGACTTCTACGAACATAAGTTGGAAGTAGCTAAAGAATACCATGAGGGTGTAAAGTCCGGTAAATATCCACGTTCACACTCTTATACTCTCACTTACGCAAAGAAAGCGGTGAATGAAGCGCAGAAGAATTACGACCTTGCCAAAAGGTTATGGGGAGATTTGCAATAAAACTGCAATTTTTGCCCGATTTTATTTGAGAAACAAATAAATTTAGCTATTTTTGAAGCAGAATTTGACGAAAACAGCAAAATTGAAGGAGTGACAGAATGGGCATTGTTAAGTAGCCGCCTGCCAGCGGTGAAGAAGGGTGGACGTAAACAGCTTGGCAGCGTAGAATATCATCCGATTGCAGGTTTGAATCCTGCCCCTTCAATTTACTTTATGGAAGATTGGTAGAGTGGCTTATTACACCTGTTTGCTAAACAGGCAACCGGAAACGGTTCGAAGGTTCAAATCCTTCATCTTCCGCAATCTTGTATCAATGAACGCACCACTTTTGGAAATTTGAGGTTGTAATGGGGACGACCGATATATGGAAGAAAGTAGTAGATTGATAGAGTATGGTAAAAACCCATATAAGTCCAAAGGGTATCAATTGAGGTGGATTTCTGCAAAATCATGCAGTTGTTGACGGTGATGACATGGCGGTTCATAATGTTGACGCTTAGGAAGAGACTAAGACGAATGTGAAAGCATTCCCCAGCGCAAGCTCATGGGTAAACGAGTGGTTCTGGTGCAACACCGATGACAGCACGGAAAGACGTGCAAACTTGGTGGTATGGCGGAATTGTCAGACGCTAATTGAGTGTGGTTAATCGTAGAGTGAAATTCTCTGCTAAGTGTTAGATAGGTTGAAAATAAAACCTGACAATCCACATCAATCCTATCATGCAGGTTCGAATCCTGTTACCACCGCAACCATTTAGTGAAAGCCAAAGCAAGAACAAAAAGGCTTATGTAGTTTACGGGGTGATGGGGATTGCCATCTGACACGACTGAAAGAAGCCGAAGGATTGCATAAGTGTTCTTGCGAGTAGCTTAGATGATTGAATTTTGCATTAAGCCAGTCGGAAATCTGTCCGGCTGGCATTTGCAAAGAAAGTGTATGAAGTTGTACATAACCCAAATAGTATGTTAAAAGAATATGATTATCTAATAGTTGGTGCCGGGCTTAGTGGCTCTGTATTTGCCCACGAAGCCAAGAAAAGAGGGTATAGATGTCTCGTTGTGGACAAACGTACTCATTTTGGCGGCAATGTTTATTGTGAACAGATAGCCGGTATCAATGTGCATCAATATGGTCCACATATATTCCATACAGACAATAAAGAAATTTGGGATTATGTAAATTCATTTGTTGAGTTCAATCGGTTTACCAACTCGCCACTCGCTTGTGTCAATGGAAGACTGTATAACCTTCCGTTCAACTTAAATACATTCTATCAGCTTTGGGGGGTACGCACACCTTCCGAAGCAAAAGCTAAGATAGAAGAACAACGTAAGCGATTTGCTCACATTTCAAGCCCTTCAAACTTAGAAGAGCAGGCTTTGAAATTGTGTGGAGAAGACATATACCAGCTTCTTATTAAAGGATATACTGAGAAACAATGGGGGTGTAAATGTACTGAACTTCCTGCATCAATTATCAAACGCCTTCCGTTTCGGTTCACGTTCGACAACAACTATTTCAATGACCGTTATCAAGGAGTGCCAATAGGAGGCTACAATAAGCTAATCAGCAAACTGCTTGATGGTATCGAAGTCCGTTTGGGAGTAGATTACATTCACGATAGAGCCGAATTAAACCGGATTGCAGATTACATTTTCTATACCGGCTGTATAGATGAATACTTCGACCATTCGTTAGGGCATCTTGAATACAGAAGTCTTAGATTTGAACATACGTTGTTAGAGATAGATAATTATCAAGGTAATGCTGTTGTGAATTTTACAGACAGAAGTGTTCCGTACACTCGTGTTATTGAGCACAAGCATTTTGAGTTCGGGAAGCAACCAAATACGATAATTACCCATGAATATCCCAATGCGTATAAGCATGGAGAAGAACCGTATTATCCGATAAACAATCAGAAGAATAACGAGCTGTACGAAAAGTATAAATCGCTTGCAAGAAAACAGAGTGATGTCCTTTTCCGTGGAAGGCTTGCCGAATACAAGTACTACGATATGGATGATGTAATTGAAAATGTATTGAGTCTATGGAAGTAACTATAAGACCTCAAAGAGTATCTGATGCAGAACTTAGCTGGAAGATGCGGAAAGATAAGGATATATGGAAGTTTGCTATTTGCGAAAGTCCTTACCATCCTTTATCTCTTGAATCAGAAACAGAATTTTATCGCAAGCAGATTGAATGTGACGATTGCATTCGATTTGCCATCCTTGCTGATAATACCTACGTTGGGAATGTATTCATTGATAGAATAAATAACTCTGCGCATGGATTTGGAGAGTTGCACACTCACATACTCAGCAAAGATTATTGGGGAAAAGGAATAGGTTATGAATGTAACCGCCTTATCCTTGACTACGCTTTCCGTATCGCTAAAATGAAAGGAGTATATCAATACATCAATCCCGATAATGTTGCTGCATGGAAGAATGCTTTAAAACTTGGGTTTAAGGATCTTGGAAATCCAGCTTTCAGACCAACTACACATTCATTTGGAATAAAAAGAGAACAATGGATAAAAGAATAGAAGTCATAGAATTGCCGGTATCCGAACTTAAAACCGAGTTCGGGAACCCTCGCAAGCCATTAAAGAAAAAGGCTAAGGAGAAGTTGAAGGAATCGCTTGATAATCTCGGTGATTTCGGTGTTATCGTGATTGATGAACATAACAACATCATATCCGGGCATCAGCGTGTTTCAATCCTTATGGATAACCCAGATACGCAGGTGCTCTGCAAACGACTTATCGGTTACAGTGAATCAGAGTTGAAGGCAATCAACATCAAAGCTAACACCCATGCCGGTGAGTGGGATATGGATAAACTTGCTGAATGGACTGCTGACTTGAAGATTGATTTGAGCCTTGACCTTGGGAATCTGAACACAAAGGAAACCAAGATTAAAGACATGGAGTTGATTCGCTACGAGAAATACGACTATGTAATGATTGTATGCCGCAACGAAATTGACTATCTGAATTTGACTCGTGCTCTTGGTATTGATGATAAGAAAGTCCTTGTTGCCAAGAATGCCACTAAAGAGAGAAAGATAAAAGCTCGTGCCATTTGGTATGATGATATTAAAGCGCAAATCGTTCCTAAAAAAGAAAAGATATGAGAGGTTTCAATGTGCTGCTTACGTGCTGCTCCATCCACGTAAAGGAGGTTATAGATTGTTTGAGAAACAATGAAGATGGAGCTGAAGTAAAGGTATATGTCGCAAACTCTGTCACTGCCAATCTTCCACCCGAAGAACTTTCGGACGGAAATTTTGTGGTGCCGCCTGTTACAGCATCGGAGTATATCGAAACGCTCATATCCATTTGCAAGGAACACAATGTTTCGATTGTTATGCCGACCGCAACATTGGAACTTGAAATTATGGCTCGTGCCAAGGAAAGGTTTGCGCAAAACGGAATCATTGTTTCTGCGTCCTCCATTGAAAGTCTATTGATAGCAAACAACAAAATAGCTTTATACAGTTGTTATGCCGACTTAATGCCAAAACAGGTTATTCCTAATGACATTTCCGATGTGGACGCTTTCGCTGCTATGTTCAAGTATAAGAATAGCTCCATCTGCTGCAAAGTTGATAATCTGTGTGGAGGTAAAGGATTTGCCGTTGTTGACGATAAGAAGTGTAACGATACTTCTTTGTTCAACAAGTTCGGAGAAAACAGATACATTTCGCTTCACGATTTGAAATCTATAGTAGGGAATGGAAAGAACAAAGTTATCCTTCAGCAGAGAATCGAAGGGCTTGACTATACAGTTAGTGTGCTCGCCAATCAAGGAGTAGTTACTCATATATGTGGATATGTCGGCTATATGATGGCTTTTGGCTCCATTATGTATGGGGAAATCCAGTCAAACAGCATGGCTTATGATATTGTGACAAGAATTGTAGCCGAACTTAAACTTGATGGGAATGTAGCCTTTGACTTCATCCTTAAAAAGAACGGAAAGGTTGTATTGCTTGAAATCAATCCTCGCATCAACGCCTCACTACCGTTTGTTCGTCAAGCCGGTTGCAATATGGTTTACTTGCGTTGCAAACAGTTGCTTGGCTTTGAAGTGCCAGACGAATGCGTAATGAAAGAAGGACTTAAAATGAAGAAGTTCTATGACACCCGATATTACGTTTAACATATACGTCATGTCGTATCAGCGACCTCACAAGATAATGACTAAGAACTGTCTTGAATACTGTACTTATGTCGTTAGAGAGGAAGAAGCTGATGCTTATAGGGATGCAGGCATAGATGATATGCTTGTTATTCCTAAAGACGCTACGCTTGAATGTGGCGGTAAGGTCCATAGCTTTATGTCAACGCTATATTGGATTATCGAGAATACCCCGGAAGACGTGATATTTGTCGCTGATGATGATATAAAGCATTTTTGTTATCGTTTGGATAATTACACTGCCATCACAGCCGAAAACTATCCCGACTGGAAAGAAAGGACTTGCGATGAAATACTTCGCATTGGTCAGCAACTTTACGACTTGAATCTTGGACTTGCTTTTGATAATCCGCAAATGGCTCTGTATGTGTACGACAAGGAATTTTGCTTTAAAGGAATGCCCGGTCATGTGAGGTGGATAAACAAGAAAGCTCTCAAAGCCAAATATGATTTGAAGGATCCGGCAATATCCGATGTGGATATGATGTTGCAGGAATTACTTATGAATAGGGTTGTCCTACTGCCGAAGTATTTCCATAGCTATGGTATTCAAGCATCTAATGAAGGTGGCGTAACGATTGATTCCAAAAGAAATTACGAATATAGATGTGCAATGAAAAATAAATGGGGAAAGTATTATGAGTTCGATTTTAGAAAAAATACAGCAAAGATTAATGTCAAAAGGTGATTTGGGCATAAGCACACCTTTATACATTTCAGACAAAAGTGACTTTAAGCGGAATATAACCGACTTCATGGCTGCTTTCCGGGAGTATTACCCTAACTACAATATAGGGTATAGTTTCAAGACGAACTACTGCCGGGATTTCATTGATGTAGTTAGAGAGGTAGGTGGATATGCCGAAGTTGTATCTCCTGCTGAATATCAGTTTGCCTTGAACTGCGGATTTGAAGACTGCGAGATTATCTATAATGGGGTGATTCCTGATGTAGAAGATAAGTTACGTGTCGTCAAGAATAGAGGAATAGTAAACATTGAAAGTGGTTACGAACTTGTGCAGATGGTGAATGCTGCACATCTGCCTTTGGAAATTGGCATTCGGTTGAACTTTGATATTGGTAACGGTGTCGTTTCACGCTTCGGCATTGACGTTGATAGTGCCGAGTACCGCAAAGTGAAAGAATTGCAGCAAAGAGGACTGATTACTATAAAGTGCGTCCATTGCCATATTTCCTACGCTCGTGGACTGTCGTATTTCAAGAAACGTGCTGAAATGATGGTTAAGTACGCAAAGGAACTTGGATCCAGCATTATTGATATTGGTGGCAATATGTTTGGGCGCATGGATGATAGTCTGAAATCTCAATACGGGGAATATGTACCATCGTATGTGGAATATGCAAAAGTTATTGGCGAAGTATTTGCAATGGCTTTTCCAAACAAGGAAGTGCAACTGATTACCGAAAACGGAACGCCGATAGTTTCCACCTCCATGTCCTTGCTTGCAACCATCATCGGCAAGAAGGTTATCAAAGGCAAGACAATGCTTGTCGTTGATTGTAAACGTGATGATGTTGGGTTCGTTTGCCACACAAAAAATCCTCCATGCAACGTGCTTTCAGATGCAGGTGATTATGTCGAACACGCTACGATATACGGATGCACCTGTATTGAGAATGATATAATCCATCGCGATTACTCCGGCTATGCCAATATCGGTGATAAGATTCTTGTCTCTAATATCGGTGCCTATGGATGCAATGTCGCCAACGACTTCATTACGCATAGACCTAAGTGTATTAGTGTTGATAAAATGTAAGCCGTTAAACCTTGTTTAACTCACTGTTAATCAGTTGTTTATATTTGTATATCTCACTATAAATCAGTATCTTAGCTATATAAAAGAAAAGCAAAGTATAACTTAAAAATAGGAGATAGAACAATGAAAGCAACAGATTTATTCAATAGCAGATTAGAAGAATTTGAAACAATAGAATCATTCTCAAAGAGAGTGTATGAAACAGCAAAGAGATACAGACGTTCATTGCATTTCACACCGCAAGAAAGCTATCATGTGTTAACTATTCTCGCAAGGTATTACAAAGAAAGCGTATCTGATATTCTTTCTGCGATAAGAGATATTGAATTTAGAAGTGCTTCAAGAAAGTACAGAATACAGTGGGTTAAATGCTTAGCAGACCATTACTTAGTGATAGACAAAAGATAAGTTTAACCAGCAGGGCGAAAGCCCTGCACTATAAATTGATTATGGCAAATTCACTATACACTCAACATGGGCACAATATGTTTGAGGTTTCATCCCTCATTCAAAAAGCTATTCGAAGGAGTAACAAGGATTACGCTTGCTATGCAGCAAACGAGCTAATGCCAAGATACAGAAGCTATCTTTGGAAACGGTTGTTATGCGTTTCGGCAGAGGATTGTTACGACCTAATCACCAATAAGATTGTAGCACTCAAACAAGCTGATGATTCACAAGATTGGAGAAATAAATCTCCCTTGTTTATAGAAAAGGCTATTGGTATTTTGCTTGCTGCACGAAAGAATCGTGATGCTGACTATTTCGCCTGCAACCTGCTTAATTCAAGAGATAGAATAGAATTTCCAAAGGATGAATATGTAGGAGATAGCGCAGGATGCTACACCAAGAATGGGCATGATGCATTTTTGGTAGCCGGGTTATTGGAACGTGCCATAACAGGTAAAGATGATGTTAGAGCCGGTTATTTAGCTAATGAGTTAATGGTAAGATACCGGGAGTTTTTATGGAAACGTATTGTTTCCATAGCTAGCAATCTCAACTACCAATTTGTAACGAACGAGATTGTCGCATTAAAGAAGGCTGATGATATGCAACCTACCACTTCGCTCAAATCTTCCATTTTTGTAGCAAAGGCTGTTACCGTACTTCTAAAGGTTGTAAAGTATGGGCGTTGTAGCCTCTATGTAAATGATTTCGATTATCCTATTGTATATCTGAAAGACTACGATAATCGGCACATGGTAATACCAGACTATGTGTTCGATTGTCATACCCATAGAGGTAGGCAGTTGGGGAAGACGAAAAAGGAGTTTATCATTGCCGAACAATCCGCTTTAACCCCATATAAGGAAGGTGAATATGATAAGTGTACTTGGGATAGATATTTCTATTTGGAGAAGAACGGTTTTTACGATAAGAATAATATAACTCCGAGACCGGATGATAAGAAAATGAAAGAAATTGAAGACGGATGCGTGCAGAGGTCTTTATTTGATTGATGTTTAATTTATGTTCTAATGCGTCTTTGATGAAAATCTAAAGACGTATTGGCATGTAAAGTTATAAGATTATGGGAAAGAAGGAAAGACAGAAATTGTTCTTGAAAAATTTAAAAGAAGGGAAGGGGATTATTTCATACGCTTGTGATATGACCGGAATCAGCCGTGCCTGTTATTATAAATGGATTGATAATGACCCCAAGTTTAAAGAAATCGTTGAAGAGATAAATGAAGGTATTATCGATCGCGTTGAATCAAAGCTGTTGAATGCCATTAACGATGATGATTTGACTGCGATAATCTTTTATCTGAAAACAAAGGGTAAGAAGCGTGGTTACGTTGAACGTGTTGAACAGGATGTGAATATCAATCCGTTTGAACAACTTATGAAGGAGTTGCCGGATGAACCCGAAGAATTGTAGGCTTATGGAAGAAGTGTGGAAACCAGTTGCCGGATATGAGGGACTATATGAAGTTAGCAATCTTGGGAGAGTTAAGAGTTTGCCTAAGGTTACTGAAAGCGTTGTGCCATATAGGTACAATAGTATGCGCATATTAAAGCAATCTCCAGATAAAAAAGGGTATATGATGGTATGGCTCTATAACGGTAGGAAAAGAAGCACAATGAAGGTACATCGCCTTGTGGCTAATGCTTTTCTTGAAAATCCAGAAAGGAAGCCACAGATTGACCACATCAACGCTATAAAGGATGATAATAGAGTGTGCAATTTAAGATGGTGTACAGAAAAAGAAAATTCTAATAATCCTATAACTGCAAAAAGAAATGGCGAAGCTCATTTTGGGGTAAATGGTGGATGCAACAAAGAGGTGCTTCAATATACATTATCCGGTGAATTTGTTAAGAAATGGGATTGTATTAATGATGCAGAAAGAGAGCTTGGTGTTAGTCATGCCCACATTGTAGGATGTTGTAAAGGATATAAGTATAAGAAAAGCGCAGGAGGATTTATTTGGAAATACGTTAACAATGGATAATCATAAGAAGGCATTAAATAGAATGAAACTATGGCGAAATGACTGGTGTCTCTTTGCTAAGGAAGTTTTAAAAGCGAACTTAGATAAAGAGCAGCAAGAAATTTTAATGGCTATACAGCACAAACCATTGATAGCCGTTGCGTCAGGCACAGCAAGGGGTAAAGATTTTTTATCTGCGGTTGCTTGTCTTTGCTTCTTCTATTTAACCCCTCGATTTGATTCCGCAGGAAGGCTTGTGAAGAATACAAAGATTGCTATGACAGCTCCGACGGCCCGTCAAGTACATAATATTATGACTCCAGAAATCCGAAGATTGTTGAGAAATGCACAAATACTCCCCGGTCGTTTGGTTAGTGACGATATTCGTACAAATTATGAAGAGTATTTCTTGACAGGTTTTAAGGCTGATGATAGCGCAACCGAAGCATGGTCTGGTTTCCATGCTGTAAATACGATGTTTGCAGTCACGGAAGCATCCGGTGTATCTGAAACGATATTCAATGCCATCGAAGGTAACTTGCAGGGAAATTCACGCTTGTTAATCGTGTTCAATCCGAATGTAACTACCGGGTATGCCGCACGAGCAATGAAGTCCGACCGTTTTGTTAAGTTCAGGTTAAATTCCCTCAATGCCGAAAACGTAGTAAAGAAGAAGAATGTTATTCCCGGACAAGTGGACTACGAATGGGTAAAAGATAAGGTAGAAAACTGGTGCTCTCCGATACAGAAAACGGATTTTAATGAAGGCGAAGGTGACTTTGAATGGGAAGGCAAATGCTATCGCCCCAATGACTTGTTTCGGGTAAAGGTTCTTGGAATGTTCCCGAAGGTATCAGAAGACGTCCTTATCCCTTATGAATGGATTGAAATCGCCAACGAGAATTGGAGAAGGTTGCAAGAAGAGGGCTTTGTACCTAAGAAGAAAGCCAAAGTTGGTGTCGATGTTGCCGGCATGGGGCGCGATGATAGCGTACTTTGCCCTCGATTCGGCAATTATGTACCCGAATTTGAAGCTCATCAATCAGCAGGAACGGCAGACCATATGCACGTAGCCGGAATGATAGCCAAGCACCTTGAAAAGAAAGGTGCGAAAGCTTTTATTGATACCATTGGCGAAGGTGCCGGAGTGTTTTCACGTTTGCAAGAACTTGGGTATAAAAATGCTTTCTCCTGCAAATTCTCCGAGAGCGCACACGGCTTGCATGACATAACAGGCGAATACACCTTTGCCAATATGAGAGCTTATTTATTTTGGGCTGTGCGTGATTGGTTAAATCCCAAGAACGGTTTCGGTGCCGCACTTCCACCTTGTGACAAATTGATGGAAGAAGCCACTGAAACGCATTGGGGCTTTATGAGTAATGGCAATATCATCATAGAGAAGAAAGAGGACATCAAAAAGCGTATCAAGCGTTCTCCCGACTGGTTTGATTCGCTCGCCAACACCTTCTATCCGCACGATTATTTGGCTGTTAGTGATGAAGAAATTTTGAGAGACGTATTATAATTGTAGAACTTAAAAATAGAATAGATGAAACAACAAGATTTAAACCGAATGGCAATATTCTTAGGCAAGAAGTTGCCTATTCCACAGCAAGAACATATAGCCGATACAATCAGAAAGATAGAATCAAGATTGGTGGAGAAGAAGATAAACAAGTTTGTAAACGCTTCTGTAAAGGAAGGATATACTAAGGCATTGGAAATACTTCGGAATAACGATGTGTCTTTCAGTAGGTACAACGAATTAAAAACTGCTCAGTCTAAAGCCATCGCTGCCATCGCAGTTGACTACCTGAAAGGTGATTGTGCGCAGGAAGTTCTTTGTAACATTCCACTTAAATAGCTTTATATTATTTGTTTTTCAAATAATATATTTATCTTTGCATCATAGCATCTAATGCTAACGTGCTCCTTCACGTTGCCGGGTAGTGCGTTTTGCGCTGCCCGGTTTCTTTTTGGAGCAATATCATGTAGAACCAATCACCGTATGAAGGAGTACGGAACAACCTTATGAAAACAAATCAAGAAATGGTGCGGTACATTGATAATCTTTCAGTAATGCAACGCACAAGCGATGGCTACTTTGACGGAAGCGAACTTCTCCGTCAATGGAACAATGTTGAAGGAAATCCGAGAAGGAGAATGTCAGAATTTATCGACAGCCCGAAAGTAAATGAGTTTTTAAAAGCTCTTGCAGTAGATGAAAGCCATAGGTCAAAAACCGACATTGGTGAAAACCAACTACTTATAAAAATAAAAGGTAGAAATACAAAAGAAGGTAAAACCCCTGATAAGGTTTGGATGCATCCGCTACTCTTTATCAAATTTGCCATGTGGATAAATCCAACTTTTGAAGTAAAGGTATTACGTTTTGTTTACGACGAAATGATTCACTACCGCAATGAAGCAGGTGACGCATACCGTGAACTTGGTTCTGCCATTCAAAAGATAGTACCCAAGGATTTTATGCCAAAAGCCATGCAGAAAATTGGAGAGGCTTTGAATTGGGTTGTTTTCAATCAGCACGAGAAGATGATGCGGAACAAGCACGGGGACGAAGCCAAGCAACGTGAGTTATGGCAACTTGAAAAGAAGGTGTCGGATTTGATTAACGAGGGATTTATAAGGTCGTATGAATCGCTTGTCGATTATCTCAGAGTGTTGTATCAAAAGAAATATACCCCTCAGCTATTTCAACAATAATTAAACCAAGCGGTGTGAAGCTGCACCGCACAACCTCAATATAACAATGGACGAGATCACCGCTATTCTTGATAGTTCAAGACCCGTCGCTGACATCATCAGTGATTTGAAAGAAAAGTCAGTAGAAGTTCCCGAATGGAGCAAGCTGCTGAATGACTACGAACCTACCCGACACCGTATCGTAAACGACAAGGAGAATCGTAAGGACAAAGTTAAATCTGACGGTGCACTGGAACGTGCGTCACGTATTCACCTGGGGCTGGAAAAGCTGCTCACCAAGCGCACCACCGAATTTATGTTTGCCATCCCGGTAAGACGTGTTTACCACAATACGGAAGAGAATGACAAACGCCAGCAGATAGCAAAAGTCATTGAAGCCATCTACAAGTATGCCCGCATCGACAGCGAGAATATCAGGCGCGGCAACGCTTACTTCGCTTCCTGCGAGATATTCACCATTTGGTATGCGGTGGAAAAGCCCAACTCCCTGTATGGCTTCACAAGTAAGTACAAGCTGAAATGCAAGACTTATTCACCCATGGATGGGGTGTCACTTTATCCTCTACTTGACGAAATGGGAGATATGCTTGCCATGTCCTTTGAGTACAAGAAGAAAATCAAGGATAAGGAAGTGACTTTCTTTGAAACCTACACTGCCGATCGCCATTACAAGTGGAAGCAACAAGATGGTGATTGGATGGCTATATCCGAGCCGAAACCCATCAAGATAATGAAGATACCCGGTGCATACGCTTTTCGTCCTGCACCCATCTATCACGGGCTTACTCATATCCGGGAAGAGATAGAATATACCCTGTCACGTAACTCCGATGTGATAGCCTACAACTCGGCACCGGTATTAAAGGTTTCGGGCAAGCTTGTCGGTGATGAGGATAAAGGTGAATCACGCAGATTGTTCCGGCTGGAAAACGGCGGTGATGTCGCTTATGTTTCATGGACCCAAGCCATCGAAGCATTGAAGTACCATGTAGAAACCCTGCTCAAACTATTCTTCATGCAGGGGCAGATGCCCGACCTCTCTTTTGAGAACATGAAGAGTCTTGGCAATATCGGGTTCGACGCAAGGCAGATGATGTTATCGGATGCGCATTTGAAGATTGGTGATGAATCCGGTACATGGATAGAGTTCTTCGAGCGCGAATGTAGCGTGATAAAGGAGTTCCTGAAATTTATGAATACCGAGTGGAAAGACGAAATCGACAATGTGGAAGTGGAGCACATTATCACTCCTTTCATACAGAACGATGAAACCGCCATGACCGACCGGCTTATCAAACAGAATGGCGGTAAGCCCATTAAGAGCCAACTTGAAACGATTCGGGAAGCCGGATATTCCAACGACCCGGAAACTACGCTCAAACAAATTCAAGAAGAAGATAAAGTTGCATCGCAAGCAAGGATGAACAGCTTGTTTGAAGGTGCTGAATAATCATATAAAATTTATTGAAATGAAAAAGTACATTGGAACAAAACAGATTGAAGCTGAACCTATGACAATGGGTGAAGCGTATGAGAAAGGCTTACTGCAAGCTGGCAGAGTGCCTACCGAAGCCGAAAAGGATAAGGCTGGCTACCATGTGAAGTATAAGGACGGTTACGAAAGCTGGTCACCTGCCGAACCGTTTGAGGAAGCGTATAAATGCGCTGATACTTTCCTTGACCGTTTGATGATAGAGCATACAGAGCTCATAGAGCGGTTTGAGAAGTGCGCTGTATTTGTGGATTCAGAAAAGTTCCGTGAAGTGGTTAAGGAGGATTATCCTGCTTTCCTGCTCTCTTTGCAACGTGAACTTATGGGACGATACTTGCAGACTTTAAGCTGTCGTATCAATATTGCCGCTAATATAGCGGAAGATGTTTCAATTAAAAGAATGTCTTTCGGTATCGCTACTCAAGCATTGAAGTTCGGTCTTGCCATTCGTAGAGCTGGCTGGAACGGCAAAGGTCTGATGGTGTTCAAGCAAGTGCCGGCACATATCGAAAGTGACATTATTCCTAAGATGCAATCACTCCCTCAATCGGCAAAAGACCTTATTCTGAAAGGTAAGGGATTCATTGACTACACAAGCCAGTGCCTTATCTATAACGAAAACACTGGACGTGCTGATTCATGGGTTCCGTCTATCAGTGATGTATTTGCCGAAGATTGGGAGATTGTACAGTAATAGAAAAACAGAAACGTCAGCGTGGGGAACTGCGCTGCCGTTTCATTAAATCAAGTGTCATGAGAAATAGAATATCCAAATGGCTCATCAAGTTAGCCGACAAAATCAATCCGCAAGAACGGTTGAGTATCATTGAAAGAGTTGACAACTACGAAGCAAAGAAACTTGGTATCTGCCTTGGTCGCACAAAGAAAGAAATCAAGGGCTACCGCAAGAAGATGAAACTCGATGAAGGCTGGTCCAACCGCAAAGCCGATGAAATGCTTGTCAGGGAAGTTAAGAACGAAGTGCGCCAGTCCATCATCAATTCCATCAACCAAAGAGGGCTGATAGAATATTCCGTAGAAAAGGTTGGCGATGAACTTCATGTTACCGGTGAAATCAAAGTCTATATCAAGAAAGAATCGCATGAAAGTCCCAATAGATGAAATGACGTTTGCCGAAAGCGAATATCATAGAGGTAACAAAATTTGGAATGCCCAAACGCTTTACGACTTTGCTAAGGCAAAGGAATACCCCGTTATGGATATGCCGCTTTGGAATATTGACTTGACGACAGAACCGTTTGAGTGCAGCCAGCTTCACCAATTCATATTCCAGTGCAAGCGTGTGCGTGATTGTTCCCTTGATTATCCTATCCTATTGGATGAGGTGGGGCAAATAGCAGACGGTTATCACAGGCTGTGCAAAGCCATCTTGGAAGGCAGAGAAACGATTAAGGCTATCCGTCTGTTGGAAATGCCTGCACCCGATAGAATTGAAGAATAATGGCAAAGAAAGTAATACCTCAGTCCAATTATCATTGCCGGGATTGTGCGCATAGTTACGACTGGCACGAAAAAGACTGGAAAGGCGAGTTCTTCATGTGCCGTTGTCCTTTCTTTAAATGGAGCAAGTTTTTGAACAGAGATATATGTGACAAGTTTAAGAAGAAGTAGTAGTGTATGGCAAAGCCTAAAATCCCCAACCAAAAGAAGAAGTATCAGGAACTCAACAACCGGCTGAATAGATATGTCGCCCTTGTTGAGCAAATCTACGATACCCTTAACTTGGAAGCCGCCAAAGCCGTGTCACGTACCGATTATTCCGCTGATAGCGACAAGCCGTTCAAGTGGGCTGACTATCCTCAAACAAGGAAGCAGATAGACGATATTCAGATGCAGTTCGTGGATGATATTCATACCGTCATTTATCGGGGAACGACCGAGGAATGGCAGAATAGTAACGAGGTGCAGGACTTGATGGCTGATAAGGTGCTGCAAGCATACGATGCTATTGTTGACAAGAAAAAGTACACGGTATTGTATCAGACAAACTCCGATGCGTTGAAGGCTTTTCAGAATAGGAAGGATAAGGGTTTTAATATATCAGATAAACTTTGGAACCAATCGACCATCTACAAAGAAGAACTGGAAGCTGCCATTTCCTGCGCCATCCAGAAAGGTACAAGTGTGATTACGTTGAGCAAGCAAATCTCCAAATACCTGCTCGATTTCCCATCGCTGCAAAAAGACTACAAAGAGAAGTATGGTAGTGCGAAGCATTTACTGGATTGCGAGTACCGCTCCATCCGACTGGCACGATCTGAAATCAACATGGCTTACCGGACAGCGGAAAATGAACGCTGGAAGCAGATGGACTTTGTAGTGGGCTATGAAATCAAGTTGAGCGGAAATCATAATTGCAAAGGTGTTCCAAACGGTCAGTTCTATGATGTTTGCGATGCGCTTGCCGGGAAATATCCCAAGGATTTTACTTGGGTTGGTTGGCACCCGAATTGTTATTCCGATGACAGCGAAGTGCTTACAAACAGAGGGTGGAAACTATTTAAAGATGTGCTTGATGATGATTTGATATTATCACTGAATCCCACCAACAGAACACCGGAGTGGGTAGAGTTTATGGATAGGCAGTGTTACCGATATAATGGTGATATGATACACTTTTTCAATAAGTCATTGGATTGTTTGGTTACGCCGGACCATAATATGGTTTATTTGAACAAGAATGATGGCAGGATAAAGAATTGCCAAGCTAAAGAGTACACAAAGGGGAAAGGGGCTTTTTATAGAGGATGCGAATATAACAACAGAGATATTGATTCTATTTCCATTGGTTCAAAAGTTATTCCGTTTGACTTATTCTGTGAATTTATGGGTTATTGGCTATCCGATGGAAGTACTATACGAAAAAGCCAAATTGTTCTTTCTCAGAATGAAGGAGAGCCAGCAAGGGATAGAATGAAGTTGTTGATAGAAAGGCTTGGATATAGAGTTGCAGAATACAAGGATGGAATATGTTTCTATTCTACTGACATTTGCCAATATTTGAAACAGTTTGGCGTATGTTATCAAAAGCACATTCCGCTTGAGATAATGAACGCATCAAAGAGACAGATATTTATATTCCTTGACGCATTTATTCTGTGTGACGGATATTCGCGACCTTTCAAATCATTTGTTGGAAACAGAGGCTCTGTTTATAGTTCTCAAAAAAACGAGCGAATGTATTTCACTACATCCAATCGTATGGCAGGAGAATTGTCGGAGCTTATATTAAAGATAGGAAGAAGACCATCGTTTGGTATCAACAAAGCTGGTGTGGTTCACAAACGAAATGGCGTTGAGATAAAATCGAACTATGATTGCTTTATTATACGTGAATGTTATTCTTCTACTGCCACTGTATTTGATAAAGAAGTATTACGTTATAATAGGTTTGTATATGACCTTACTCTGGAGAAAAACCATATTATGTATATCCGTCGCAACGGGAAATGCTTTTGGGGGTCTAATTGCAGGTGCTATAAAATCCCCATCCTCAAAACAGAGGAAGAGTTTTGGGCATGGGACGGGCGAAGTGCCGCTACGACTGAAAGTGTGAATGGGGTGAAAGATGTGCCGGATGGATTCAAGCAGTGGGTTCTATCTAACCAACAAAGAATCAATGAAGCAAAAAGAAGTGGAACGCTGCCGTATTTTTTGCTGAACAACAAATCTGCGCTAAATAAAATATCGTTAGAAAAGTCTGTCGATGAGATTCTTCTGAAAGCTAAAGCCGTTGGCGATGAGGTTCAAGATTTTGCAGAACATATCGCCAATAGGAATAATGGATTTGTCACTCCGATAAATTACAAAAGTGCGTCCTCTATAATAAGAAAGGTGACCACAGAAGGGATAACTCCATACGATATTAAGGATGCGGTTAGAACGACTATTATTGTATCAAAGGAGGATATAGAAAACACACTCAAGGATTTATCCATTGATGAATCTTTTATAAGGTTGAAAAGACAGGAGCCTAAATCCTTTATGGGGTATAGCGGTAATATTGTCAACATCAAAACATCTAACGGACTTATCGCCGAAATACAGGTGAATACTGCCAAGATGATTTACGCGAAGGAAGAGCCGGTTTATGCCAAACGCATATTAGGCGAGAAGCTATGGAACGAAATCTATGCGCAAACTGGAATAGAAGGAGGATTAGGGCACAAGTATTACGAACAATGGAGAGTGCTTGATAAGGCAAGCGAAAAAGCGATAGAAATAGCTAAAAAATCTGTTGATTATTACAGTAATTTCCAATAAAAATCACTATCTTTACATATAAATATGGAACAAAGTATATTAAGAAACAAGCTAATATCCGGCGAAACGGTTTATCTGTTGGACGATTTTGAGGAAGTTGCCATTCGACTTGTGTATAATGGAGGTAATACAAAATCCTACATCAAGCACAAGGGACGGAATGAAGTGGAAGTAGCTCAATCAAATGAAACCGTTTGTGGTATTGTTCTTGGAGGAAAGGAAATTTCAAAACATGAATATGATAAGTATTGATTCTTTATTAGAAAAAGCGCTTCAAATAGCAACAGATGCGCATATTTATCAAGTTGACAAAACTGGTAAGGCGTACATCTTCCATCCAATACGTGTTGCAAGCAGGTGTAATAATGATAATGAGCGCATTGTTGCTCTGCTGCATGACACGATAGAAGACACGGAAGTTACCGCTGACTATTTACTGATGGAAGGCTTTCCTCGCAATATAGTGGATGCTATTCTCTCTGTCACCCGTAACAAAGATGAAAGCTATGAAGATTTCATAAAACGCTCTCGATTAAATCCAATAGGCAGGCAAGTCAAGATACATGACTTGGAAGATAATATGGATATTACCCGGCTGAGTGAGTTGACAGAAAAAGACCTCGTTAGATTGAACAAGTACCTAAAGGCGTATAGGTATCTCAAAGAATAATACAATAACTACCATGTGATTAGAGCGGCTTCGGTCGCTCTTTTTTTGTCCGTTAAACCTTGTTTAACTCTTTGTTAATCAGTTGTTTACATTTGCATATATCCCTATAAATCAGTATCTTAGCTATATAAAAGAAAAGCAAAGTATAACTTAAAAACAGGAGATAGAACAATGGAAGCAACAAAGTATATCAATTCAAAAGGATTCGCAAAAGGAGCATTTATTTATAATGTCAAAAAAGATGGTTCGAGATATGCAACCCCTACATTCTACAATTTTGTAGGTGGTGAGAAAACAGCCGAAGATATTATCAAAAGACTTGAAGAATTGAACCCCAACAGAAAGTTCGAAAAAGCATAAATGATAAAAATAAGCGATATGACATTCAACGAATTTATGAAATCAACATTTGGTGTAGAAAGCTGCACTACATTTTGGTCAGACTTCGGAATAGCTGACCGATTCGGTATCAAAGCCGTAAAGGACACCTACAACCGTTCTAAGTATTTGATAAGCGATGTTAAGATGTGGACTGAGCTTTGCATCGTTCTCAATAAACGATGCTGGCAACATTACAGTAATGGTAATAACAAGTTATCAGCAGTTTATTCTGAATTGTACTACAAGGCAAGAGACCTCGCACTTGATACTTTCAAAGGAGAAGATTTTGATTACTTTTATAGAATGACAGATTAGATATGAACGCAGCAGAATTATTGAGGGAGGAGTTGCAAGCATCAGCTCCGTTTACAAAGGAAGAATTAATCGAACGGATTGTAAGAAAGATTAAGGCTTATGGCAGGGCTTCTTATATTTGCGACCGCCACATTAGAGAAACACAAATCACCGGCCCCGGAGATACAATACGTATGGCAGATGAGCAGGCTGCAACAGATTTTGCTCGTTCCGAGGGATTTCATGTATCATACGATTACAATAGTTATGGTGTTAGGTATATAATATTCACGCTTTGAGCAATGGAAAAGAAAGCAATTGAATACAAACTATCAGCCACAAAAGGTAATCTTGAACAAAAGAGAATCATTTCATCGAATGATGCTTCACAGTACGCAAGGAACTTCTATCACGAAGACCTGCTCATTTACGAAAGTTCGTTCATCATCATGTTGAATAATGCCAATAATGCCATTGCGTGGGCTAAGATTTCACAGGGTGGGGTTTCAAGCACATTGGTAGATACAAAGATTGTCGCAAAGTATGCCATAGACAGCTTGGCAAGCGGAGTTATTTTTGTACATAACCATCCTTCAGGAAGTAAGAAACCATCCGTACACGATAAAAACCTCACGCAGAAAATGAAAGATGCATTAAGATTATTTGATATTCAACTGATAGACAGTATAATTATAACTGAAAATGACTATTATTCGTTCCGGGATGAAGGAATGCTGTAAATCAATCATTAATCTCTAAAAATATACGCGATTTTATTTGAAAAACAAATAAATTGTGTATATTTGCGTTCGGAAGCATGTGAAGCTACATGCCACAGAACTTGTCGTGAAAACCATTGCTCAAAAAGGTGTTTTTAAGTTCTACGGAATAGTCTGCTGGCATGTGTGCTGCGCAGGCTATTTCGTTTTTAATAACTTAAATTCATTTCGCAATGAACAGAAAACAGCAAGTTTTTGTGAGGTTGAAACCGAAAATGAAGGCGTTCGGGTTCAACAAGAAGGAGTTGATGAGTGTCGCTGCCAAGATTGCCGACAATCTAACCTCCGAAGAAGATGCCTCCGAAGAGGATGTAAATGCAGAAATTGACGAACAGATTGATGCAGTTCTCCCTTACCTCCAAGTCAGCCAGTCTTTTGCTAATCGAGTAATCGAGGAAAATCGCAAGAAGAATGACGACGATAACGAACTCGATAACGATAATGACGATGAGCCGTCAAATCCCAACAATCGCCAGTCGAGTTCAAACAAGAAAAATCCCAAAGACGAAGAAAAGAAAGACGATGCTCCCGATTGGGCAAAAGGAATGATGCAGACCATCGAGACTTTAACGGGAAAGATTTCTGCTTTAGAGGGTGAAAAGACAACAACTACCCGAAAAGCCAAGCTCGAAGCCATTCTGAAAGATTCCGGCACATTCGGTACTCGTACATTGAAAAGTTTCTCTAAGATGAGCTTTGAAAATGATGATGAGTTTGACGATTTCCTTTCCGAAGTTCAAGAGGATTTGAAGGCTTACAACCAAGAACGTGCGGATGCAGGACTTGTGGTGACACCGCCTGCCGCCGGAGGAGGAAAGCCGAAAGAAAACGAGCCATTCAGCGACAACGAGATTGACGACATGGCTGATATGTTGTAACAATTAAAATGCAATCAAATGGGTGTAGTAGATGTAGGTTCTATGGAATCGTTCGGGTTTGGTAACGACCCGATTGTAATCAGAAAGCATATCGCCGGTATTCAAGGCGGCAAGGTGCTTGATGTAACCGGATTTACCGAAGAGTATATCCGTGCCGGTCATGTGATTATCCACGACACTAACAAAGACGTGTATAAGCCCATGCCCGTAAAAGATGGCAATTACGACACATTGCCGTCAAATTGTGAGTATGTAGGTGTGGCGGTAGCCACCAAGTCAGTAAAAGAGCCGTTCGTGGCTATCATGTACAACGGTGAGGTGAACGATGTGGCAAGCCCGTTCTCTATCGAGAGCATTAAGGCTGCATTAAAGACTGCCGTTCCGACATTGGTGTTCAAACACGATTAAAGAAAGGAGAATTTTAGATTATGAATGAATCATTATTTCAAGCGTATGTTGCTAAGTTTTTCCCTAAACTGCAACGATTGATTGAGAAGGTAAACGGTAAGAGAAATAGTAAACTTACTTACCTTCATAAAGGAGAGAATGCCATGTTGCGCCAAGAATATTCTCCAGACAACAAGTGGGAAAGCACAAGTGTAAATACTACGTATGTGGCTGCCGACTTTGTGGCTGTCGATTCTGAATTGCCAATCAAAAGCCGTGACAGTATAGCGTCCGCCAACGGTAAACTTCCTAAAATTGGTATGTCTAAGATTTTAAAAGAATCAGACATCAATAATATCAATGTTATGGAAGCGCAAGGAGGTAATGCTAAAACGATTGCCGGAAAGCTCGCTAATGATGGTGTCGCTTGCTCTGTTGGTATTGACGAGAGAAACGAATACAATTTCCTGTTCGCCCTCTCAAATGGATATGTAGCCATCAAAGACGAAGATAATCCGGATGCGTTGATGCGCCTTAATTTTAACTACTTCAAAGAAAACACCTTTGGAGCAACAGTTAAGGGAGAAATTTCTCTTGAAGATATTAAGCGTGTTATCAAAAAAGCTGATGCGGATGGAAATTCAATTATTGAAATTTGCATAGCTAAATCCGCTTACGACAAGTTGCGTCAGACACAAGCCGCCAAGGAACTTGTGGCAAATTATATCGGTCAGTCGTTTACCGCTGAAACAGTTCTGCCTACTCCTACAGGGACTAAGTTCAATGAAGCTTTCGCTGATGACAACAACGGTATCACCTTCAAAATCATCGATCGTTCCGTTGTTGTCGAAGAGAACGGCAAGAAAAATCCCAAGAAGCCGTGGAACGCAAACCGTTTAATCTTTATTTGTAATGACGTAGTCGGTACTTTGGTTTACGGTCGCCTTGCAGAACAGACTAACCCTGTCAAGAATGTTATCTACCAGCTTGTAGATACATTCAAGCTGATTTCCAAATACTCATTGGTGAATCCATTGCGTGAAGTAACCGCAGGACAGGCTTTTGTAGCTCCGATAATCGAGGATGTTGACCAAATCTACATTTACGATTTTTCCGAAGGTCAAGAAGTTAACACTACGGAAGAAACCAAAGATACCACAGATGTAAAAATCACTCTTTGGGGAACGACTTACAAGAAGCCTGAAGTTATCGCTGCTTTGAAGTCCATTACCGGTGACCGCATTTCTTCCAATATTACTGATGCTAGGTTGATTGAAAAAGTCAACGAATTGAGTGATGAACAGGAAGAAGTTCTGAAAGCTGCTGTTGAATCCGCAAAAGCGACTGCGTAAGCTATGAAGACAATAATGCAGGTACTGAAAGATGAAGTCCACTACAAGCTAAGTAGTGGCTTCTTCGAGAACCGTTTACTTGAAAGAGGACTTAATGGAGATGATGAATGCACCATTGATATCTTCAAAAGCAAACCATTCAAAGGTGCTGTTGCCGATTGTCTTGCAAGTCTTATCCAAGCTCCCAACTTTACTGAAGGGGACGTTTCTTTCAGCCAATCAGACAAAGATAAAATACTGGCTCTTGCCAATAGCATATACAACTCCATAGGTGAGACTGACAAGCTTGTTGGCGAGCCGGTAGTTTACATAGGAAGATAACTCATGATACTTGATGACAGACCTCACAGACTTCAATACCAAGTAACCACTCCTGGTTACGAGGATGAGAATGGAGATTACCACGAAGGCGAAAGCCATTACGAAGGTGATATTCCATGTCGGCATGTTCCTTCCGGGAAAGCTGAGGAAAAGGAATTTGAGGATGGTGTTGTTAGAAAGTATTCAGCTGTTGTCCGATTGGATACTGATTGCCGTGAGTTCTCTATCGGTGATAGGATAAAGCTCATCCTTCTTGGAGGAATAGAGCGTGAATATGAAGTGAAAGGTTTTCATCGCTATCAACTTTGTGCTAAACTATGGGTATAAGAATGACTACTCCCATGAGCGAGATTAACGCTGCCATCCAAGCAGAGATAGAACGTGCCGATATGCTAACTATACGTGCGCTTTCCCTTCTTGGCGAGATGTGCGTTATTGAAGCGAAGGACAGACCGCAGGAATCAAGCTGGTATGACCAGTCGGGTAACTTGCGCAGTTCTATTGGCTATGTTATTGTTCGTAATGGGAATATAGTTACGTATTCAGAGTTTAATCAAGTGAAGCAAGGCAGCGATGGTGTAAAGGAAGGCAAAGAACTTGCGCAGGAACTTGCAAAGAAGTACATAAGTGGATATGCGCTTATCGTTGTTGCAGGAATGAACTATGCCGAACTTGTGGAAGCTATGGATAACAAGAATGTTCTCGCATCCGCAGAACTGTTTGCAAGACAAGAAATGCCTAAGATGATGGCTAAACTTAAAACTCAAATCGCATCATGATGAAGTCTGACATTGAAATCAAGGATGACATTTACAAGTTCATCAAAGGTTCTGCCCTTGAAAAGGCTGTTACCGGGAAATTAAAAAAGACCAAGCGACCTGCTAATTCAGATAAGGAAGACATTGTTATATCCATTCTCGATAACGGTTCCGGTCAAATGCAAGAAGCTTTCGTGAATGTGAATATCTACGTGCCCGATGATATGCGAGACGGTCAAGCGGAAGAGAAATCCATACGCTTGCGTGAATTGTGCAAGATTGCCTATACTCTTCTCGAAGTAGGGCGTGGAGAAAGCTACCGCTTCACGCTTGCTAAACAAAGGGTGCTTGAAGTGAATGGGAAAAACGAACACTTCATTAATAATGAGCTATTGTATAAACAAGTAAATGAATAATAGATTATGCAACTGACATGGGGAAAACCCACAATTAAAATCGGTAAGTTGGGCGCAAATGGTGCTACACCTACCACATGGATTGATATTCCTACTCCTGTAGAAAACTCAACAAAGTTGACACCTACAAAAGGGACAAAGAAAGAAGCCAAAATTGAAGGCGGAGAGAATGAAGCTGTTAAATACAACGCCAACACCTATGCTATGGAGTTTGAAATCAGAATGGGTGAAGGTCGTGAGAAACCTGTTGAGGATGTTGACGGTGTTATTGAAGGTGAGTACGTTTTGAAACTTCAGCCAGAAGAGAAAACTCTCAAAGGGATTATTATTGACAGATGCGTTTTATCTGCAGAAGATACATGGGATGCTGAAAACGGTACTAAGATAAAGTATACTGTTGACGTATTGAAACCAGCATCCGGGAATCAAATAAAACATGAAGTCGTAAATTTTAATGGTGCCGGCAGCCTTAAAGTAATCATCTCCGATGATGGTGGTGCTGGCGCATGGAAACTGTCGACTGAAACAGACTGGCATAATAGCGGTGTGCAAATAACCGCACCGAAGGGTTCTGTTACAATCCAATACAAGGATGTGACTGGTAAAACGAAACCTACCCAAACTTCTGCTACAATCAAAGAAGGAGAGGTTGTGGAGATTACAGCTAAATATACTGTTTCTTCTGGTGGGTAAGTTTTCAGTAGAATAATCGACAAGCGGAAAGACGCCCTTTGCAGGTTGGAGGATAAACCTGTATTATGCGGAATTTGTGTAGTGACAGCACGTATGCTATCCAAGTATAAAGCAATGGTTTGAATCCATTATTCCGCTCTAATACTTATTCGTTATGGAAAATAAAGAATGCATAGAAATGGATATTGCCGATTCCGTTATGGAGAGACCAACTGGTTTTAACATTGGTAGTCGGTCTTTTTTTATTTATCCTCCGACACTCGGAAAAACCTATCTGCTTGCAAGACTATTCAAAGAATTAGATGCCAACCAGCAGATTGTAGCTGCCAATCCTTATATGGAAGCTATAAGACTGTGCAATACAAAAAAAAACATTGTCTGCCGGATATTATCATATAGCACATTCAACAGGAAGAAAGACATATTCAACAATACTAAGATCGCCGAACGTGCTGATTTCTTCTGTGAAAACTTGGATTTGGAAGAACTCGCTACATTGCTTGTGCTCATATTGACGAGTGATAATCTGGAAACTTATATCGGTTACTTCGGTATAGACAAGGAGCGAAAGGAGCGAAAGCGTATTGCAGACATAAAGAAAGATAACGGAAGTATTACCTTTGGTGGTAATAGTGTATATGGAACGTTGATTGATTTTGCCTGTCAACGCTACGGATGGACGATGGATTATGTTGTATGGGGTATCAGCCATATTAATCTTAGAATGTTGATGGCTGATGCAATCACCGCCATTTATTTGAATGCGGAAGAGAGAAAACAGCTAAACATCTTTGATAATAAAGAATACATTAATGCCGATGACCATAGAAATGAAGAACTGATCAATAAGATTCTTAGTGATTGAAATATTGTAAATAGAACATTTTTCCATTGAATTGTCAGAAAAATCACGGGGGCTATAATTTTACAACAAGAAAAATAGAACATAAATCATGTTACGCTACATGATACCCAATAAATCGAAAAGACTATGGCAGGATTGCATTTTGACATAACTGGAGATAATTCAAATCTCCTTCGCAAGTTGGAGGAATCGCGAAATGGAGTGCGATCCACTTCTAAGCAGATAGAGGATAGCGGAATGAGCATTGAACAAATGTTTGGACGTATGACTACCGCTGCCGCTGCATTTGGTGTCAGTTTAGGAGCTAAACAACTCGTAAGTGATATAACCCGTGTACGTGGTGAGTTCCAGCAATTAGAGGTTGCTTTCAATACTATGCTTGGTAGTAAGGAACAGGCAGATACACTAATGTCACAATTGGTTAAAACTGCTGCTATCACCCCATTCGACTTACAAGGCGTAGCCAATGGTGCTAAGCAATTACTTGCTTACGGCACAGCTGCAGAAGATGTAAATGGAACTCTTGTCAGATTGGGAGATATTGCAGCTGGGCTTTCGATTCCTTTAAATGACCTTGTTTGGCTGTATGGAACTACAATGACGCAAGGTAGGTTATTCACGCAGGACCTACGACAATTCCAAGGTCGTGGTATTCCTCTTGCTGATGAGCTTGCCAAACAGTTCGGTGTTGCTAAAGATAAAGTTGGAGAATTGGTTACTGCCGGAAAAATAGGTTTCCCAGAAGTACAGAAAGCTATTGAATCCATGACCAATGAAGGAGGTAAGTTTGGTGGACTTATGGAAGCTCAATCAAAAACCATCACCGGGCGGATAAGCAACATTGAGGATGCAATCGCTACCATGTTTAACCAGATAGGCAAGGAAAATGAAAGTATAATCAATGGTGCACTTTCTGGCGCATCTTATCTTGTTGAGCATTGGCAGGAGGTTGCCATTGCTATAGAATCCGCCGCCATTGCTTATGGTACGTACAAAGCTGCCGTCATGACTACTGCCGCCTTGCAAGGAGCTGAGCAGACGTTAAAAGTCGATGCTGAGATTGAAGGATTAAGATCCTTATTAGTAGTTAAGGAAGAATCCAAAAATGCTGATATCGCAGCAGCTGTTGCTAGTGGCAGATTAAAAGAAAGTAAAGCAGCCGAACTAACTATGCTCCGTGAAGAACTCGCTTTAAAAATATCCTCACTTGAAGCGCAGAATACATTGGCTGAAAAAGAATATGCCAATGCACTGCTTAATGCCACTACTGCAGAAAAGAGGTTGCAATCCGCACAGGATGCTGTTGATGGTATGGATGATTGGATTGCACGTGCGGAAGACTTAGGAAACACCGAACTCGCTAACACATACCGCACACAGCTTGCTGAGAAAAGTACCGAACTTCAATCTGCCGCTATCGCCCGAAATTCAGCACAGAAAGCATTGAATGATGCTGCTACCAAGAAGAAAACCACATCAGAAGCATTGAATACCGTTACCGTTCAAGCGAACACCGTTGCAAACCATGCCAATACCGCTTCAATGAACATCATGAAGCTTGCCGCCATTCAACTAACTGCCATTCTGAAAGGTATGTGGGCAACCCTTATGGCTAACCCTTTGTTTCTTGTAATAGGTGCATTTGCAGGTCTTGCCTTTGCTATTTATAAGGTTGCTACTGCTGAAACAGAAGCAGAAAAAGCTACTCGTTTGTACAATGAAGCTATTGATGAACAACAGAAAAAACAGGATGAATACAAAGAAAAGATTGACGCACTGATCAAGACAATAGATGATAGTACCAAATCAGAGGGAGAAAGGCTGCAAGCGTTTGAAGCGTTGAAATCTGAATATCCTACTGTTCTCAATAATCTTCTTACTGAAGCTGAATATTTAAAAGACATTCTTAAGTACAAGAAACTTATTGCGGAAGAAGATAATAACCGTGCTAAGAAATCTGACGCTGAAATACTTGAAGAAGCTAAAAGTAAGTTAGAATATTACCAAAGAGTACGAAAGAACGGGACGTCTACATCTTTGGTGGATATGGACGGTAACGGTTGGGCTACCGATAATGTAGACGATGCAATCAAAGCACAACAAGAGATTGTAAACAAAGCAATAGCAAAAGTTGCCAGCCATGATGTGACTTCATTTCTTGGTAACATCAAAGATATGAAAAATGAAGATATTGTTTCTGTCATTGATGGAATCAACAATTCTTTAAAAGCACTCGGAAAGAGTGGTGATAATGCTATTGCCATTGTTGCAGAACTTGGTGGAGAGTTTTCTAAACAGCAGTTATCAACCATTAAGAACGCACTTGAAACAGAGCAAAAATCACGATCAACAGAAAAGAACACAGGTAAGGAATGGAGTGAGAAATATAAGAACGCATATCTTATTGCAAAGAAAGAACTTGATGATTTCCTTAATACAAATAACTCTTTGACCGAGATTGAGTACGAAAGAAAATTGAAGGAGCTTACTGACAAAAAAGATGAAGCGGAAAAGAAATACAGAAGCGTTGGAGGTGTAACTGGCAGCTCTCTCTCCAAACAAGAAAACCAAGCCAAGAAAGAAGCTGAAAAGAAGAAAAAACAACAAGAACAACTTTCCGAACAACTCCTGTCTCTCCGTCGCAAGAACCAGCAGGATGAAATCAGCCTTATGGAAGAGGGAACGGAGAAGAAACTGAAACAGATTGATTTGGACTATCAAAAGGAGCTGGATGCAATCAAAAAGCATGAAAAAGATTTAAGCGAAAGACAAGGTGGAAAATTGACACAAGAACAGGCTTTGGAAATTTCCGCTCGTTACACTAATGCCGAGAATAAAAGGGATAAAAATATTGCTGATGTGACCAAAGAGCAGCTTAAGGCCGAACAACAAGCTTTGAACGACTATTTGAAAGAGTATGGTACATTTCAGCAGCAAAAATTAGCTATTACTCAAGAATATGCTGAGAAGATAAAGAAAGTGCAGGAAGAAGGTGGAACAAATGGCGCACAAATTAAGCTGCTAGAAAAACAACGTGACATTGCCATCCAAAATAAAGAAACCGAAGCTATAAAAGCCAATATAGATTGGGCAACTGTATTTGGTGAATTTGGAAGTATGTTTAATGATATGATCAAACCCGCACTTGATGAAGCTAAAAAATATATTCAGACTGATAAATTTAAAAATTCAGACCAGGCAAGCCAGAAATCATTGATTGACGCTATTAATCAAATGGAAAAGTCTTTAGGCGGTGCAGGCGGAATCAATTTTAAGAAACTTGGTCAAGACGTAAAGGCATACCAATTGGCAGAGCAAAATCGCATCCTTGCTGTTGATAATGAAACTGCCGCCCTTGAAAAATTGAAAAAGGCGCAAGATGACTATGAAAAAGCAATAAAGAGTGGGGATGATGCAGAAAAGGAAAGTGCTAAAAATGCCCTTGAAACAGCTCAACAAAATGCAAATGCGGCATCTATGAACGTCCAAGCTCAAACAAGTGCTGCTAATGAAAATCGACAAAACCTAACTAACACCGCAACAGCTTTAAAGGTTAATATGGAAAATGTAACAGAAGGACTTTCTAAACTTGCATCCGGTGGTATAAAGAGCGCATACGATGGACTGATACAATCCAGCAAAGGTGTTGGAGGTGCTTTTGAAAAGGTTGCAAACAAAATAGAGAAAGTGCCTATCATAGGTTGGATAGTTTCAATTATTGATATATTTAAAGATGGACTGAGTGAAGTTGTCGGTGGTTTACTTGATGCTGTATTTAATGCAGTAAGCGGAATCCTTAGTGATGTTTTGAAAGGAGATTTTTTTGTTACATTAGGCAAATCTATACGAGATGGTGTAGGTAATATCCTTAATTCAATTACTTGGGGTGGATGGGATTCATGGATGAGCAAAATTAGTGGAAGCAACGCTAAAGAAGTTCAAGAAGCCATTGACAGATTAACAGACCGTAATGAAACATTAGAGAAATCCATTGATCGACTTACCGATGTAATGGAAAAATCTGCTGGAGTTAAGTCTATATCAGCATATGAACAGGCATATAAATATCAACAGGAACAAATAGCCAATACCCTTAAAATAGCCCAAGAACAGGCAAGATATTCCAACTCCCATCATAGCTGGAAATATTATATGGAATGGACTGATGAACAACTACGTTGGGCTCGTAAGAATGTAGATAATAACTTCTCCGGTACGGAATCTTTGTGGGGGTTAAGCCCGGAACAGATGAAATTACTTTTAAGTAATGCCGATATATACGAGCAAATTAAAAGTGCTGGCAAGGGGGGATATGGTGGTCGTGTTATGGAAAAGCTTGAAGCCTACGCAGACCAAGCAGGTAAATTGGATGAGCTTACAGAAAAAATCAATGAATCTATTATGCAGATTTCTTTTGATGGTCTTAGGGATAATTTTCTCGAATCTTTGATGGATATGGATAAAGACGCTAAATCTTTTTCAGAGGATTTTTCCGAATATATGCAACGTGCTTTGCTCAATTTTTCGATGGGAGATTTATTTGATGATGAACTGAAAGCGTGGTATAATGGTATTGCAGATTTAATGAAAGAACAAAGCGGGAAGCTTACTAAGAAGCAGATAGAAGATGCGAGAGAGGATTACGACTTGATGGTTCAAAAAGCCATGGATGAAAGAGATAGGCTTGCTGAAATAACTGGATACACAGGTGGTTCTTCCTCATCTTCCCAAGAGTCCACAAAGAAGGGATTTGCCGCAGCTTCGCAAGATTCAATTGAAGAGCTTAACGGACGTTTTACAGCCTTGCAAATTGCCGGAGAGGAAATAAAGAATGCTATGCTTTCCATGCTTTCTGTTGCCAATATACTGTCTGTCTCTGTGAGTAACAATAGCATAACGCTTATAGAAATAAAGAATTTGATGATAACATCAAACAGCTATCTTGAAGACATCTTAGGATATACAAAGAAAATCCTTGACAGTTTTTCTATCAAACTTGATAGTATTAATAAGAATATAGAGAAAGCCATTTAATATGAAAGGAGAATTGTTTATAAATGGGAAAGATGCTTATACTACTTGGGGCATAAGCATGGACGACACTTCGTTGTCGGCGTTAATGACACCTGCACCTAACAAGGAATTTACAGAGAATGTTAGTCGTTTGAATCATGGAAAGTCTGTGCTTACTGATGGTGTGAGGAAAGATGAGCGTAATCTAACATTGCAACTTAATCTTACTGCTCCTGACAGAGATGTCTTTTTTGTGAGATATGAGAATTTTTGTAAAGAATTGGATAATGGTGTTTTGGAAATAAGGACTAAATACCAACCGACAATCTTGTATCGGACTATCTATTTATCTTGTAGTCAGTTTAGTCAATTTATGCAAGGTATAGGAAAATTCGTATTAAAACTAAACGAGCCAGATCCCACGAATAGAAAGTATTGATATCTTATTTGTTATTCAAATAAAAATATTACTTTTGTGGTGAACATCGTATGAAGGTGTACGAAACTTATGATAGACATCAAAGACATATCCGGCAATCTCCGTTTTTCTACCCCTATCAATGAGGGAAGCAAGCGGAAGTTCTTATTGATGAAGGAGGACTACATTACATTGAAGTTCTCTCTAGCCAATCCTGTGTACTTCCAATTAGGAGATGGAGTAGATAATGATCTCGGAATATTCGAACTTGTAGACCTGTATAAACCCGCCTACAATACGACTACAGGAGCCTATGATTATGAACTTCGTCTTGATGCCTATTATTGGAAGTGGAAGAACAAGAAGTTTTTCTACACGCCCGAGGCTACCGGAAGAGAAGCCGGATGGAATCTCACCGCTCCTCTTAATGTCCATCTGAATGTCTTTCTTGACAACTTGAAAGCACTCGGATACAAGTTCAGAAAAGAAGAGTTCACATACGAAATTGATAATACGGTAGCGAACACTTCCAAACTCGTTTCATACGATAATGTGAATCTGATAGACGCTCTTACCCAAATGGCGGAGACTTGGGAGTGTGAATGGTGGATAACAGAACACGTTATTCATTTCGGCCGTTGTGAATACAGCTCCCCGGTAGACTTTAAAGCTGGTGATTTAACGGACACGGAGAACGTCAATGTCAACTCCATGCAGAGAAGTGACAGTCAGACCACATACGCAACCCGTGTTTATGCTTTCGGTTCTACTCGTAATATTCCTGCCAGCTACCGGAAGAGTCTGATCTTTGACGTGAAGAAGGTCGATGGGAGGATCATATCTGATACCGCAAGACCATTGAGCAATATATTCTTTCCATCTTCTACAAAGATTGAAGGCGGTCTCTATCTAAAGTTTCCCCCTTATGGAATGTACAACTTTCCTGAGAGCCAGTCAATAGCGTCGAAAACTGACCAAAAAACATTTTCAGGTCTTTTATCTGGTGGAAAATACAAAATAAAAGTCACCAGTTTTTCTTGCGAATTTCTTGGCGGAGATAGAACCGATGGTCTTAAGGATTTTATAAAATTAGAAGTATGGCTTACATATAACACCCAAGGTGAGGTGAAACAGTTAGCTATTTTATCAGAAGAAAAAAGTATCCCTCAAACTCCTGCCGGTACAAAAGTCTATTTGGATATTCCTAGTAAAGAGATAGAGTTCGTATTGCCGGATGATTCCAGTGAAATTATTATTGCCACGAAATGGAGCGCCAAACGAGTGCGTTCCACCGATTCTTATAATGTTGGAATGTATGCCCTCAATTACGTGCCTGTCCGAGCGTATTCCAGTCCCGTTATTGTGACTTTCCTTTCGGGCAGCAATGCTGGCAAATCATATCAGGCTATATATAATGCGACTTTCTTGCCTGAACCGGATAGTAACTTCATATTTCTTCCCGAAGGTGTCACTGCTTCTATAGGAGACAGATACACGATTAATAACATCATAAAAGGAAAAGTCCCCGATAACTATTTCAGCAAGGATGATAAGGAACTGACTTTGAACGGTGTTGTTCAAAAACGCCTTATGCTGCCGGAGGGTATTCCTTATGTAGACGCTTACAGATACAGTCCCACGGGGGAACGGATCGACATAGGAGATGAACGTTACGATAACCCGGATAATGTTGAAATGCCGATAGAGGAAGCGGTTGAGGAGATAGTTATATTTGAAGATGAATATCCCCAGTATATTGGCAACACGGATATTGTTCCTAAACCAAAGGATGGAAAAGATGATAATGGGGATAAATATCCTATCTACACATTCAAAGATACAGAACTGAAAAACTTTACGAAGGATTTTCGTTTGAATGGAGAGTTACGTCTGATTTTCCAGACAGGTAAGCTTTCTGGGCTTGATTTCGAGATATCTATCAAGGAAAGCGATAATACCGGAACAACTTTTGAAATAATACGTAATGATGATTACGGCCGTTATCTTCCGGATGATATTCTTTTTCCTCAAGCAACGCATATGGAAGATGGCAAGGAAGTCCCGGCAGATACTTATGTCCTTTACGGCTTTGATACAGCTTTTATTTCTGAACAGATATTGTCTGATTCTGAACAAAAGTTGCTTGAAGCTACCAAGAAGTATGTAAAGAAGTCTATGATTGATCCATCCACCTATGATTGCGAGATGGACGCTGATTTCATTTATAATAATGGTAACATTCGTACCTATGAGGTAGGTGATAAGATAAACCTCATCAATAGGGCTTATTTTACAAACGGTCGTCAATCCCGCATTATTGGTTTCGAGTGGTCGTTGGATATTCCATACGATCATCCTATATACACAGTTGGTGAAACAGCCGCTTATTCTCGTATCGGTGAGATAGAAAGCAAGCTTGATAATCTTACTTACAAAGGTCACTCTTACTCCGGAAGTGTTGTCGGTGGAGGTGGAACCAGCGTATACGTCATAGGAGTTAACGATAAAACCTTGCCGTCCGACAGAAATGTATTTTCTTCAAGAAAGAGCCTTGCTACGTTTCTTCGTAAAGATCAGGAGGATACGACAGATTATCTGTTGAAACTTCTAGGGGGAATCATGACCGGTAAAATAGAATTGGGAGATTTTACTCCCGGCACATTGGGTTCCGGTGGAATTATTCAAGTAGATGCTGACGGTAAAACCTATCTTGAGGTGGATAAGGCCTATTTTCGTATGAAAGCAATCTTCGATTCGTTAGTAATAAAGGATGCGCAACACGTCTCAGGTGAGCAGATAATTACTAATGCCAGCATAGAATGTACGAAAGTGGATAATGTAGCGGAGTTTGCACTTTATGATGTCAACGGGTGTGAGTTGTACGATATCAACGGGGTACAACTATACTCATCCGAAAAACGTTATCGTTGCTATTTCACCGCTGACGATGGAGAACAAGCGATATTAAGCCAGTTCGTTGCCGGTGACTTTGCGATGTGCCGACAATTCAATATAAAAGCCGGAGTTTACGATGGCGTGTCCAACAGATACTATTGGCGCTATGTGATGGAAGTCGGTGATAACTACATCGACTTATCCATAGAAGACTGTGATGCCGGAAGCGATATCCCACAGGCTGGTGATACCATTATCCAGTTAGGGAATCGTACAGATGTGAGCAGGCAGAACGCCATTATCATGTCGTCTTATGGCGAGAACGCACCTTTGAAACAGATGTTGCAAGGTATTGATTCCTATTCCCTCGCAGATAAAGTGATTCTTGAAGAAGGGTTTGATAGGGTAACTAATCAGGGATATACAAAGAATTACGGACGCAGCTATGTTGGTGACAGAGATAAAAAATCTTATCTGGAATATGTTCCAGGTAGTGGTCTTGAAGCTCGTTGTTCTATTAAGGGGATTTCTGATGATGGTAACTCGGTTTATGACCTTCGACCGGATGGTACTTGCTTTTTTGGAAAAACGGATCCGGATAGTGGAAAGAAAACAGGAATAATCCAGGGAGTAGATTGCTTCATTGGTGGCTCTAAACGAACTGGAATATTTGCCGTTGTTGATGATGAAGTGGTATTTGAGCTCGATCCCGTCACTAAGCAATATAAGTTTATCGGTGAAGTTTATTCTGATAAAGGTAAAGTGGGTGGTTTTGATATTGATAGTTATATCTTGGAAAACAAGAGTGGTCAAAATGCTTTAATTAGGATCACCAATGATTATCGCAAGACCACTGCTGCTTTGGGAAATGCGATTCCTGGTATCACAGGATTTGGATGCGGCTCTTATTTTGAGGCGAGCAAAGCAGGGGATTCCGACAACAGGGCTGTTATGATAAGGGCTACCGGAAGCACGTATGAATTTTGGGGAGGTGGCAATAGGAATATCTGTATAGATGCAGTCGGAGGAAGCTATTGGCGAATGAACGAGGGGGATCATTGGTGTATGCCTGGTGTTCTGTCGTATGTTTACTTGGAGGTATGGTACAATGGTGGAAATCCGACTTTAAATCAAAAAACATGGGGGAATGGGATAGAATTTGTGAGTATAGGATACGAAGGAGCTTCGCCCGGAGCCGGAAACAATTACATTGTGATAAAATACAGGTGCAGTCACGACAGGGTGATGTGTATACCTCAAAATATGGGAATGGATTGGAATGGATTAAGTAAGTGGGGATTGACTCCTTGTGTTGAATCGATCAATGATATTGTAGTCCAAGCCAATCCTCCGACTAGAATGGCCAGATTTACTTTTTGGAGCAATGATGGTAGCAAATATATCCCGAATAAGTCATTGTATGTATTTATAGGAGAACCTAACAACTCTTAGTCTCAGAGATTTATTAAAGTAAAAACAATATGAAAGGATTGGATGAATTATTTGTAGTCGCATGGATGTTGTTCGGTATCCTGTTGACACCACTATTTTTTATCGCATTTGATTTCTGGGCTGGAACACGGAAAGCGAAACAACGTGGCGAACCTTTGATGAGTGACAAGTTCAAACGCACTGTAGACAAGATAGCAAGATATTATAATGCTCTTCTTGCTCTTGTCGTGGTTGACTGTATGCAGATGGCCGGAATCTGGTATCTGGATAACTATTATGATTATCGGATACCTATCTTCCCGTTTATCACATTACTCGGGGCTTTTGGTGTTGCCGCCATCGAAGTGAAATCCATCTACGAGAAAGCTGAAGAAAAGGAACGCAGGGAGATGAAACAGGTTGCCGCTTTGGCAGCTGAGATTGCAAAGCACAAGGCGAATCCAGAGGATATAGCCAAAGCGGTAGTAGATTACATGAATAACGGATTTATGAAGGAGGAAAAGAAATGAAAGTGCTAACGATTATTTTGGCGTTTTTTTTTGAAATCAGTTTTATATTCTTCTTTTATTTCCGTGAAATTAAGTATACGAAAAATAATATAATAGGAAACAACGATTCCGTGCGATAATAAGAGAAATAGAATTACTGGTTCCCATATACCGAAACCAAAGATGTTTGGAAAACATACACAAGTAGACGTAGTTACTATTTGAGGTATTATTACATGAAATAACCTAATGTTTCTCTCAATATTGGAGATAGCTATGGATACAAGTAAGCTGAAAAAGGTTATAGTGACTGAGCATATTGAGGCGGATATAGAAAATACTATTTGAACAAATAACTCTAAAATTTTAAAAGAAGGAATATACAGATATAATATAGTATATGCTAACGGAAGAGTTATACAGAATGACGTGAAGAGGATTTTCTGTTCTTTGTCGTAGAAGTCAATCAATTTATTTATATCCATAGTGTGTTTTTGGGAGTAAAGTTAATAATTAATTAATAAAAGATGAAATGATAGTACTAATTGATAATGGTCATGGTGAGAATACTAAAGGCAAACGTTCACCGGACGGAAGATTAAGAGAATGGGCGTATACAAGGGAAATTGCCGATAGGGTAGTGCTCGGATTACGTAAAAAGGGAATTGATGCGGAACGCATTGTGAAAGAAGATTCGGACGTTCCTTTGTCTGAGAGATGCAGACGTGTGAATGCCATCTACAAAGATACTGGGAAGAAGGCAATTCTTGTCTCTATACATTGTAATGCTGCCGGTAATGGCACAAATTGGATGAATGCGAAAGGATGGAGTGTGTATGTGTCTAACAATGCGTCGGCCAGCAGTAAAAAACTTGCTGAATGCTTATCGGAAACGGTGTTGAGTATTGGTATTCCTGTACGAAAACCGTCTCCGAACAAGTTATATTGGCAACAGAATCTCGCCATGTGCCGGGATACGAATTGTCCGGCTGTCTTGACTGAGAATTTCTTTCAGGATAATAAAGAGGACGTGGAGTTTCTATTGTCGGCACGTGGTAAGGATGCGGTCGCCAAGATACACATCGAGGGAATCGCTAAATACCTGGGATTATGAAAGCCTTGATTTATATAACCATATTCCTGATGTCGGGAATATGGTTTGCTTCATGCCTGACTTCTCGGAATATGGAAACTCAAAAACAAATTGACTATTCAGGAGACTTTCAATATCTACGGAAGATAATTGAAGAATTGAGAATAGACCTCAGTAAACAAACGAAGATTGTTAATGACCGGCTAAGTAATCTGAAAGTGGAGAACACGACAGTTTATTTGTCTGATCCGGATTCAACCGGCAGGCAGCATATAGTCAAGGAAAGTACTACTACCGCTTCCAGACAGGAGCAGGAAAGGACTGAAGTAGATGAAACATTGTCTATAAGCTTACAACAGTTCTCTAACCGGCTGGATACTATAAGCGATAAGGTAACTGCCTTGCTGAATCAAAAAGAGAGAGTTGTCGAGCTTTCTTGGTGGGATTTACATAAGGACGCAATTCTCACTTCACTTGTATTGGTTACATTGTTCGGATTGTATAAACTAAAAAACACATAAAGTTATGGCAGGAGAAAAATATAATATTCAACTTGAAGCGGCGGAAATATTCAATAGACTTGTTAAAGTTCCGGAACTTGTTCAAGGGTTAAATGAGCTGTTGCAAAATTTTAATTCTCATAATCATGATACACGCAACGATGAGCGTTATCAGCCGTTAGGCAATTATGCCGCTTCGGTTCATGAGCATCAAGCGTCTGATATTCAGGAAACAGCAGACAAAAAAGTCATGACTGCGGAGGAAAGAAATATACTAAGTACTCTCGGAACTAAGTACGCCAAAGCAGACTTTTCAAATGTTATTACAAAAGCCCTTTCTCAAAATGGGTATTACAAGTTTCCAGATGGT